TACATCAGCGCTTCGCAATTACAACATTGGATTAGCGGCAGACTTGGCATTCATAAACAACGCTGGGCAATCTTTCTTGCCGCGTATTGGGTCTATTGTTGACCCTGATTCAAGTTTCGGCGGAGCCGTAAGCGTGCAAAGCATTTCTGTTGCATCTGAAGGCTCGTATGCGTTCCCTCGCAGGTCATATTTTCTTAACGGCGCAAGCATGAGAATGCTGACAAGCGATATAGGTGGAACCGGGAACTTCTTATTCCTTCACGGATCTAGCACCATTACATCTGTATCAGCAGGAGCTGCTATTGATTTTGCCAGTACCACCAATCCAAATACGGCTGATAGGATAAATGTGTGGATTGACACTTCAACCGGATTGATAAATATCAAAAACCGCAAATCGTTTGCTCTTAAATTTACGCTGTTTACTCTTGGGTAATTATTTTAGAACAAACACATGACCCTCGAAACCGCTTCATCTATCGACCGATGGCTTCGCTTTGCCCAGTTCTTCGTGGCGGTCACGGCTTTAGTGGCCGCGCTTGTCTACGCTGGGAGCCGTTCGGAACGCGACGAGCAGCAGACCAAGAGCCTCGAAAAGATGGCGGGCGACCTTGGCAAGATCCAAGAACTAGCGACCGCTGGCAACGCACAGATTCAAGTTATTGGGGAGCGCGTGCGCGGGCTAGAAGAACGCGTTACGCGTATCGAGAAGCGTTGAGCCGTTGGTGGCTCATGGTCGCCATGCTTGTGCTTCTCGCGGGTTGTAGCCCCGTGCAGAGGATCGCGCAGTCGTCCAACGACATCCGCGCCGAGGCGCAGGGGTTGATCCAGCGCGGGACGGAAACCGGAGATCCGGAGGTCGTTGCCCGGGCTACCCGTATTGACGCGCTCGCGTCCGGGATTCACGTCAGCCTGTCCGGGGTGGAGGACAAGACCCCCGCATGGATGACCATGCTGACCTATGGGGCTATTGCCGTGGTGGCCGTAGCGCTCGTCATTGTCCTGTGGCAGACCGGGATAGGGTCAGCCATCCGGGTGGCAATTGGTTGGCTTCCTCGCCGGAAAGTAGTTGCGGCGGAGTTGGCGGTCGATATGCTAGACCCCAATCGACCCGAAGGGGATCGAGAGTACATTGCAGCAATGCGCGCACAAGATCCGATGTTTGATGCCGCATTCAGAAAAGCCCAGACACGACGAAAGGCATAAACATGATCCTCGCAGACTTCTCTAGCCTCCTCGGTTCAATTTGGTTCGCCCTCGCCGCAGCTGCCATTGCTTTCGGCGCAGGCTGGTATCTCGCCACCAAGAAGGCTGGCAAGTGATGCGCTTGTTCATCCTCGCCCTCTGCATTGTCATCGTCGCGTGAGCGCACTCCCGGCGGTTTCGTGTTGCTGCAACCCCGGCGTGCTTTGGTACGCCCTCAAATGCACCGACTACTTCGCCGATTATTGCTGCGCTCCTGATTGCGAGCAGGCTCCTGACCGCATTGAGTTCTGCGTTGGCTATCTGATTTCGTTGGGTATTCCTGACCCGCCAGACATTGCGAATAAGTGCTACTACATCTCCTATGACTGCTGCATCTACATCCTGACCAATTTCGAGGCGTTGCCCTGCCCGAATCCGCTGTCGATATGGCCTGTTAACGTAGGCAAATTGGTCAAGATCAAGAACCGCGCTCTTCAAGGCGACCCATGTTGCTACCCTGATCCCCAGCAGCAAGGGAACCCGGGCGGAATCGCTAGCATTCAAATCCCCCAATATGGCCCCGCCATTGCCAACAACCCGCAACTACCCTGCGAGGAATTGGTAGCCGAGTGCTACGACTTCAAGGATCAGGCTGGCACGGTCAAAGGGAAGAGCGTCACCATTGCAAGCTCCGCTCGCACCTGCATTGAGACGATTGGCGTTCCGTGGGATGTTCGTTGCGATCACGGGCCGCCAGTCGAGATCGTCAGCCTTGACGTAGGTATGTCGCAGGAGATGGGCTTCTGCACCGTGCGTGACCCGGTCAGCCCAGCCAACTGCCCGAACCAAGTTACGCAGCATTACGTCCAGTACATGACTTGCCCGGACTGCGAGCCGCAGGGGGATTGCTGCGGCAATACCCCGATCTGCGACGACTACGCGGAATACTGCGACAGTTTCGAGGATCGCTTTGAGACGTATGACGTGCGAACGTGCTATTCGCTGGGCGGGTTTGGTTGCCCGTCCCATGACGAGGACATCATGACTATCGTCTTCCCGGCCTGCTTTGCGCCGGGGATTGACCCCGAAGACCCGAACGCTCAGGCGGCGCTCAATGCGCTCTTTCTTGGCTCGTCCGGTCTTGTACACATCGACCCAAACAACACGGTAGCAACGGGCTGGGGGACGCTCGGAGCGCCCAAGCTGAGTGTCTGCGGTCTTGACATCGTGATCTTCTCAGGCAACGCCGCGCACATTGCCGAGCGCATCAACAACCGCATCGGTGCGCTGGTAACGGCTTCCGGCATCCCGCCGTGGTCAGCGTGGTTCTGGTTTGGCAATCGCCAGTCCTGCGTCACCTGCGACTGGCAGACACCAAACGACCGTCCCGGGTATTCGGATGGCGATACCCTGACGGTTGACCGCGTGGAGTTCACAAACGGGAACCAAGACATCACCGTCACGCTCGTTGGCTCGTCCCCTCGGTACTACGCTTGCGCTTCGCAGACCCTGCTCGTGGACTACCCGTGGAGGATGACGAGCGAGAACACTTGCAACGCCTCCATCTCGGCTATCACCGCGACCCCAAATAACTACGTCATCCAATGCCTGTCTTTCCCCGAGTATTCATTTGGGGAGCGGTACACCATGAAGCGCGTGCAGGAGTACGGGAATGGCACTATCCCGATCTGCGTGGACATCGGCTTCTACCAAGACGCAACCAACTGCGAAGCCCGCGATGGTTGGCCGCTAGAGGACATCACCGTCAACATTGGTGGAACCGACATTGTCCTTGTCTACGGCTGGACTTCGCTCTGCCCGGGGATGCCCGACCCGCGCACGGGCTGCTACGCCTACCCATTCGTGTACCAGCCTGCGCCGTGTTGCCCGGGTCAAGGCGTGGACTGCAACGAATGGGCTATCGACCATCCCCTGCCGCAACCCTGCGTGCATTCATTTCAAGCGCCCCGCATCTACTGCAAGTCTGACGGCTCAGTCGTCGCCCTCACATCATGACCATCGGCACGCTCAACGTCTCCGGCATCTCGCTCCCGATTATGGACTGCAAGTCGTGGCGCGTCGCTGGCACAGTACCCCTCTGCCTCAAGAACCTTGACGTGACCAAGTGCGCGACCTGCGAGGAGCGCGAGACGCGGGAAGGCAACATCATTGACCCGCCCCTCTTCCTTGGCGCACGCCCTGCTCCTACCGCTGCCCGCGCCAAGCTGACTACCGAAATGCAACCGCCAGCGCCGGGGACGGTTGCGCCCCCTCGGATGCGCGGACTGGGTGACGTGGTCGCGGCGATGACGAACGCGGTTGGGATCAAGGCGAACTCCTGCGGCCCATGCGCGAAGCGGCGCGAGGCGTTAAACCGCCTAGTTCCCTTTGGGCAAAAAGAAACCTCGCCGCCACCCGAAGGCAACGGCGAGGGAGAGGCAAAGTAATTAGCGAATGCGGAGGCTTGTACCGCGAGGGAGCAAGCGGCATCCGGGGATCTCGCCGCCAGCCTCAAGGACGATTCGGATCGCTTCCTTGTTTGGCTCGGTGACAACCCTGACAAGCGGGACTTCAAGACCCTTGACGGCATCGTCGTCGATCTGTAGCGACTGCTTTCCGCCATTGCCGGCGACCGACAGCTTGAACCGGGGCGTTTCGATCTTGAGCCGCCCAGTCGTTTCCATTGCCGCCTTTAGTCCTTCCTTGAGGCGTGTGGCAAGGGCATCGTCAGCCGCCGCGAGCGCACGGATTCGAGAGGCTTCCTTGCCCCTCGACTCCGCTCGCATCTCTAGCTCACGAATGAATCCCGCGTAGGACTCGGCCTTGGTGTCGAGGGCGACATCTAGACCCGTGAGATGCTCGTCGAGCGCGGCCTGCGCCTCGGGCGAGTCGATGCCACCGTCCAAGACGGCATCGAGAATGGACTGCATTTCCGACGTAATTTGGTAGAGCGACATTAGAACGGAACCTCCTGCTTAGACGCGGTGACCTTCATGATCTGGAGCGAGTCGCCGACGCGCTCGACCTGCAACTGCATACAGTCGTTGACGTGTTCCTTGGCGAGATCGGCGTATTCCTGCACGGTGGTGGCGATCCACGCCTTGCCATGCTTGCCGTCCACCTGAATCGCGTAGGGCTTGCCAGCGCGGACGACAACCCGCAGGATGTCAAACGTCCCCTCGTACACGTCCGGGTACGCGTCCATTGCCTTGACCTCTGCCACAGGCTCAGGGACGGGCTTGGTTGCCCTAGGAGCGGTCGGAGGCGGCGGCACGGCTGTCCGTGGGTCTTGCGGCTTGAAGGGCTTACGCGGCTCGCTACGCGGTGCGCTTGGCAGGCTTGCCTCGTTCCCGTCCTGATCCTCTTCCCCTACGATGTTGGTCACAGAGGCTAGGCAGTACCTGCGAAGGTAAGTAATAATCGAACCCAGCTGCTGAACCGTAGCGCGGTCAGGTAGGGCAGACATGGCCGTCTCTGCCATCCATTCCCCGCTCGCGTGGAGCAAGGTGGTCGTCACCCCAACCGCCCCGCCATCGGTGCTGACCGTCTGCACGGCGCTGATCCCGTGACGGGCAAGCGGCAGGCGCACGGCGTTGATGATCGCCCCGAGCGATGCGTAGCGGCTCTTGAAATGCGGGTTCACCGCGTCAAGGCTGGGGTTCACGATTTCCAAGTTTGCGGCCGCAAGCGCCTTCGCTAGCTCCCCGATAGTGTCACTTCGTTGCATGATCGTCCTCTCAAGACTGCGCGGCTCGCCGCACTCGACCCCGGCGAAATGCTAGGGCATAAGGAAGATACGCCCCCGTATCGCGTTTGTCAACAGGTGAAAAGCGAAATAGCCGTCATTGACGCGACCCCGTAGCGTTTACTAGCGTTCAGGGAAACGACCTGCGCGTCATCGTGGTACAGGATTCCCGTAAGGGCATCAAGGACGGCGCGGCAAAGTTTGTCGATGTCAGGCTTGCCGGGGTGGGTCGGAGCGCCAGCGCGGAGTGCGCCTTTGCTCGTGTAGTGGCTCTTCGGACGAACGAAGACGAAGGTAATCCCTATCCCTACAGGTTGCTGCGTTGGTGGGTCTTTACGCGCTTGGCTTGCGGCGAGGGAAATAAGGGCGCGGTAAGGCTTGACCCTCGCGCATGACTCCACGAGCGAAACGCGGCCGCCGCGCACGAATGCACGCTTTGAGCCTTGCGGGGCAGGGATTCCAACGACTACGAATTCAAGCACGTTGCGCCCGCTGGCACAGAAGAAGCGCTTGCCGTGCGCGGTTGACTTCTTTGATTTGTGCGGTGAGCTGCTCGCGCATATAGGTGATCTCGCTAGCGGCTTCTTTGAGCAGGGGGTCGGTGGACTCGCTCGCCGTGATGCGGTCGATGATGTCCTCTTCCCAATCCCCGCGCATGATTAACCCTCGCCCCGGTATAGGTCGTCTCTTAGCGTTATGCGGTGTAGTTCTTGCTTCACCGTGGTGAGCGTATCTTGCTTCTGTTTTTTTGGCGCAGGGCGTTTGAAGATTTGCCGCGCCCACAATAAAACGACCCCGCCGAGGGAACGCCCCCCGGCGGGATCGCCGCAAAAACCTTGACTACCGCGCAACGCGGCGACTCCCCAACACGATACGGCACACCGCTGAACGGCTGACCCGGTACTTCCGGGCGATATCCGACTGCTTCATCCCCTTGCTCTTGTCCTTGCGGATGCCCTCCACCGTTAGGATGTCAATCTTGAACACGGGATTCCCCCTTTGACCGCGTGATCTTGTACCGCTGGTCGGCGCGGATCGAGACGCGGATACGGTCGTGATTGCTTGAGCCTTGCAGGTTGGCAAAGATCTGCGCGACCTGCTCCCCTGCCTCGTCAAGCAGGATGATCGACTCGTCACGCTTACGGATAGTGATGGTCAGGAAGCCGCCTGCGATGGTGTTAGTTGACATGAGCGACCTTTGTGTTTGGCGAGCATTTCGTGATGAAGTTCACAACGCGGTTCATCAGATCCTCGCGTATCTCGTCCTGCGTATCCCCCTCTTCAAAGAGGCACAAGCTGCTGAACCGCGTCCCCTCGATACCCTCGGGGTTGGTCTGCAACAGGTAGACCGAAGCCCGCCAGTAGGCAATTACCGGGTTGCCGTCCGACTCATCTACCGAATGCAGCATGGGGTCGCCGCTCACGATGATTAAGACCGGGCGGTCAAACTTGCCAGCCAGCCCGCGCTGGACGCGGTCTTCATTCAGCCATGCGGGGTATCCGTCCTTGCGATTCCATTCCACGTCATGCAGCACAGGCCGCGCCCATCGGTTGTCTTCTTCTTCCATTACTTTGCCTTCTTGTATTTAACCTTGAGAACCCAAACGCTTTGACCGCTTCGACAGGGTTGGCGCAGGAGCCGCTAGTGCCTGTTCGATTGCGCTGGCAATTATGTCAGCGTGTAAATCACCCTTCTCCGTAATGCCCTTCTTTATTTGAAGTTGCATAAACCGCTCGCTCCTCGTTTGCTTGTCGATAAGACCTTGAAGACCTTTCACCTGACCACTCCGATTTGCTAGTTGTATTCGCAAGGCTTTGGTTTCGCATTCAGCCGAGTGCAGGTCAATGCGTAGTTCTTTGATTTGCGCGGTCGCGTCCTTGATGAGTGCGGTAGCCGCCTTGAGCGACTCAAGCAATTCCGCACAGGTCTTGCAGTTTTTCATTCGTACATCTCCGGCGGCCGCGCCTCTAGGTACTCCCGCGTGTGGCGCGAGTAGGTGCTGTTGATGACGAGCGCCATCGGGAAGTCTGACGGGACGCGCTCGTCATGGTCAAGGACTTGCCCGTCAAGGCTCACAGTCAGGATCTTCCAATCGAGCAAGCGCCATGCTGGCTGGTCGCCCGCATCCGGGTTGCCGCCATCGACTTGGTAGCGACCTTCTAGGAGGACGGTCACGGCGTGGGACATGAGGTACTCGGCGATGACTTCCGGGATGCCCGGCAACTGGTCAACATTGATGTCGTATTCGACTTCGCGCTTGCGGATCTTCTTGGTGTCTAGCATCGGAATTTCCTTTCGGTAGGGGTGGTGGCAAAGAGGCTATCGGGGATAGAGGAGACAACAGCCGCGAACACGCGTTGCGCCTTACCAGCGCGACCGAGTCGCGTAGCGCCAGTCGGGGCAATCAGCCCTGCCGCGTGCAGCTCGCTGACACGGCGACGCGCCCCCGCGTGTAGGTGCGCTGCGGCTTCGGCTTCGTCCGAGGTCAGCCCATACGCCCCTGCCGCCTTGAAGGCGGCTAGGAGCGCGGCTTGTAGCCCTGCAAGTTTGCTGACCATGTCCTCGGCGGCCATGTGGCTGGTTGCTGGGTCGTTATGGCGGGCGGTCAAGGTTCAGTCCTCTCAAACTGGGTGTGTGCGTCGGTATCGGCCGTCGCATCCCGCCCACCCCAGAGGGTGGACAGGTGCGCGGTCGATATCAAGACAGCTGCCGCACGGTTGAGCGGATGATGCCCACCGTGATTGTGTGGCGGGCTTCGAAGGCATCTTCAGCTGCTTGAATTGCATCGAGGCACGCGTTGAAGGCGCTTTCGTTGTCGCGGTCAACGACCTCGATGTCAGCGTGTGCGCGGATCACGGCGAGGCTTACGCCGTCCTTGATTTTTTGAGCCGCCGGGAGAATCGCGTCGTAGCCCATGTGGCCGAGCGCAACCGCATAAGGCTCCATGCGCGTGACGTGCTGAACGGCGAGGTAGTTGTGTTCTGGGATCGAAATGGTGATTGCGTCGCTCATGGCTTCAGTCCTCTCAAACTAGGTGCGTTGCGTCGGTATCGGCCGTCGCATCCTTCCCCCTCGCGGGGGTCGGTGCGCGGTCGATATCAGGTGTTTACAATCCGAGACCATGCGGCCTCGCCTTTGGCGCTGACTGCTTGCGCGGCGGTCAGCACCATCTTGCACCAATCCCCGTGCATTCCGGCAAGGATTTGGCGCTCGGTCTCAATCACGCTGCCCGGCAAAAGCATGGACGGGTCGAAACGAGCTTCGACCTTACGGGCAAGGCGGTTCGCCTTGTTAGACAGGTGAACGGACTGGTTGCGGACGTTGCGGTTGTGGCGGCGGGCTTGGCTAGGCATGGTTCAGTCCTCTCAAACTGTTTGCGTTTGTCAGAGGCACGCGCCTTTGACTCACACAATGTACTACACGGTATATCGGTACGCAAGGGCTAGTACATGAGTTTGTTGACAGATTTATGCATAATTGCAGATTCATAGCCTGAAATCCGCATCAAATAAATTGACACCGCGCCCGATTATGATGCCGCTCGGTGTGCCAGCCGCGCTGGTGGTCGGCTGGCGCGGTTGGTACGCCTAAAAACAAACGCGGCGCGGATCTTTCGATCAACACGCCGCGCTTCCGGGGGTTAGGTAAGGAGCGACCAAGGCCGCCCCGCCACATGGTGGCAGGTTTATGGTATCATATTTCTAGCGACTCCCAAACGTGGGGATAGCGGAGCGAGTGCAAACGCTCAACATCTCGACAACTGTAGGCGGGGCGGGTTAGCCCGCACTCGCTCCCCGCCCTGCCTACGGCTATCGCAAGGACGCAAATGTCTACACCGTGGTTCCCGCTTTACCCGACTGACTTCTTGGTCAGCACCGCAACGATGACCCCCATCCAAGGCTGGTCGTACACGCAGCTCCTCATGTACGCGTGGACGAACGGGGGCATCCCAGACGACCGCGAAGCCTGTTCAATCCTGACCCGCTGCCCGCTCTCTGAGCGCGACTGGGCAATCATCCGGGGACGCTTTGAGCCTATGGCTGAGCCATTGGCTAAGCCAATGGCTAGCCTTGTGAACCCGCGCATGGAACGCGAGCGCGTCAAGGTCGAGCAACGCCACAACGAACGAAGCGAATCCGGAAGGCGTGGAGCAGATGCCCGTTGGAGTGGCAAGAATGGCTCCGCCAATGGCTCAGGTAATGGCTCAGCCATTGGCTCAGCCAATGGCAAACCGATGGCAACTACAACCACAACCACAACTACAAATACCAATCCCCCCGTAACCCCCCTTGGGAAGGGGGGTCGTCGCCTTCGGCGGGCGGAGATTAAGGCTGCTCAAGAAGCCGATCCGAACTGGACACCGTTCTAAACCGACAAGGAGAGACCAATGCAAACAACGTGGATCGACAACAAGATTTATCTGTGCAAACTGTGGCCGAAGTACAAGCCCACCCCGGAGGAAGGCGACCTCCTCAACGAACGCTGGGGACAACTGAAGCAGGACATCCTGCGCGAGTGCATCAAGCAGCACCGCCTTGAACGCGACAGCCGCCCCGACCTGTCCGCCATTCACAAGGCGTACTGCAAGATCACCGCTACCGCCCACACCGCCGGGGTAGCCAGTACCGAAATCGAGGACACCCGCGCCCAGACCTGCATCCCGCCCAGCGCGAGCGAGCTTGCAGAATGGGAATCGTGGGCAGCAAAGACGCTCGCCACCGTGACCGATGCCGAGATCGAAGCCGTGCGCGAGATGATGACCTACGTCCCCACTACCGCCCGCGTACTCGCCGTTGCCGTTGACTACGTCCGCTCGCAGTGGGGCAGGGTTGCCCCGAGACGCGCTTGAACCCTAAATACGCCTTCCACCCCATCCTGCCACAAGGAACGCCGCACAGGGCAATCTAGGAGACTCATGAGATACACCAGTAAGCCGATAGCCCAGCAGCTCAATCAACTCGCCACCTACTTCTCCCATGAGGGTTTCACGGTCGGGCGCACCGCGACCGGGATCGTTGCCGTCGACCAAGACGGGATTGTCATCCAAGTCAGCCCCTTCCGCACCTCGGTGCAAGTCCGACACCGCATCCACGGCCGTTTCCGCGAGGAGTACGTCAAGAAACTCCCCACCACCGACTGGTTCACCGTCCGCATCCCCATGCTCATGCGATGGGCGCAAGACCCCCACAGCAAGGAAATGAACCGCTCCGTCAGCGTTTCGCGCCGACCGTCTCCATCTAGCGCTATACTCGAAAGCATATGTCCGCCACCGCCATCAACACTTACGACGATTTCAAAGAACACATTCGCACCGCCGTTGAGCGGCAGGGCATGACCAGAGGCGAGCTTGCAAACCGCATGGATGCGGAAGGAATCCTCCGCGCTCATACCGTCCGCTGCCTCCTTGGGACACCGGGGACACGCAACGGGAGGCGCAAGCCCGCGTTTGACTCCGCGCTCGCAATCGCGCACGCTGCCGGATTTGAGTTGATTCTGAGAAAGCGAAAGTCATGAGCAAGTCAAAACTAGCCAGCGCGGGCATCGAAGACATTCCTTGCGCCGACCTGCACAACGACCCCGCAAACGTCCGCAAGCACGGTGATCAGAACCTTGCGGCCATCAAGGCATCCCTTGTCCGATTTGGGCAACAGAAGCCGATTGTGGTCAATCAGGACGGGGTGGTCGTTGCTGGTAACGGAACGCTTATGGCGGCGCGGGCGCTGAACTGGACGACCATCAAGGCAATCCGTACCAACCTTGTCGGCAGCGAGGCGACCGCCTTTGCTATTGCGGACAACCGCACCGCCGAGCTGGCGGAATGGGATGAGTCTGCCCTGCATCAGCAGCTCGCCGCTATTGCCATTGATGACGAGGAACTCCTTGCCGCGACAGGCTTTGACGAAAAGCAGCTTGCCAAACTTGCCGACGCAAACTCGCCCGAAGTAATCGAGGAAGAAATACCAGAACCGCCTGCCAACCCCATCACGCAACCCGGCGACCTGTGGCTACTTGGCAAGCACCGCCTCCTCTGTGGCGACAGCACTAAGACCAAAGACGTAGAGCGGCTGATGAATAAGAAACAGGCCGACATGGTGTTTACAGATCCGCCGTATGGAGTCAATGTTCAGGGCAAGCGCAAAGGCTCCACGCAAATGATTGCTGGAGATTTGACCCAGACGGCGATTCCGTTTTCGTTTGACCTTGCCGTGACCTTGGCAACCAAAGACGATGCCCGGTTGTATTTCTGCGGTGGCGAGGGCAATCTGTATCTGTATCAGAAGCTGTTTGAGAAGTTCTGCCACTCATTGCCCCGGCATCTTATTTGGATGAAGAACGGCTTTACCATGAAGCCAAACGGCTACCACAATCAATACGAGATCATCTTTCACGGGTTTAAGACTGGCGGGGGCGGCTTAAACAAGTGGTACGGCGCTCGGACAGAAGACGCAGCCTCTGATATTTGGCGCATTTCCCGGGATTCTTCATCGACATACGAACACCCAACACAGAAACCCATTGCCCTACCAGCGCGTGCCATCTCAAATTCCTGCCCTCGTGACGGCCTTGTGTATGAACCGTTTGGTGGCGCAGGCTCTACATTCCTTGCAAGTGAGCAGCTTGGGCGCATTTGCTACGGTATCGAAATTGACCCCAAGTATTGCGATGTCATCGTCAAGCGATGGGAAACCCTGACTGGGCAAACCGCGACCCTTGAGGAAGTGTAAGATGTCAAAGGAGAAGGAAATGCAATCGCCAATCGACTCATCCCGCTGGGAGGGGGAGGGGAGGCCTCGCAATGATCTTCGCATGGTCATGGCAGCAATTCGCGCAGGTTGGTCGATTGACCCCGTCATCAAGCAAGCCATCGTCGGCCGCGCCTCGCGGGTACTAGCCAATTCGGAATCCAAGTCCCGCGATGTTGCGCGAGCCTCCGCCACCATCATTTCGGTTGAACGCCTCGCGCTTGATGCAGCCAAGGAAGAGGATCGAATGACTCGCCTTGACGCTGGTACGCCGACCGACCGGGTCGAGATCCTGCACGACCTCGGAGATCAAGCCCTTGACGCAGTCGCTCAAAGCCTCAACCAGATCCAGCCTCCCAAGTGCCTTCCAAAGCCAAAGCGAAAACCAAAGCGCAAAGCCTGACCCCGGAGCAAGCGGTCGCCGCAGCGCGAGAGAACCCGGCAGCGTTCTTGGCCTTGTGCCTCGGCAAGCCCGTCTCCGACCTTCAGCGCAGTCTGCTCGCGCACGGGCTGAAGCACCATAGTTGGTACGCGGAACTACCCCGAGGACACGCCAAGACCTCGACCCTCACCTACCTTGCCGCATGGTGGCTCGGTCGCCGCCCAGCGACACGGTTTAAGCTGATTGGGCAGAACGACGAAGCCGCAAGCGCCACATCCCGCTTCCTGCGTGACATCATCCGTAGCCCCATCTACCGCGCCACCTTCCCGCACGTTGAACTCAAGCCCGGGGAAGACACCGTGATGGCGTGGTCGATCACCGCGCCCGGGGTAGGGGCGAGGCGTGACCCTTCCGTCCAAGCCTCCGGCATCTTCGGGCGCACGGGCGGACGCGCCGATGTCTTGTGGCCGGATGACATCTGCGACCTACGCAACGCCGTTCTACAGCCGACCCTCCGCGCACAGGTCAAGGAAGCCATGAACAACATCTGGCTCCCCATGCTTGACCCAAGCGCCAAGCACCCCGCCCGCATTTGGCGCACGGCGACCCCCTTCCATACGGACGACATTACCGCCGACTGGAGGCGCGAATGCGAACGCGCTGGCACGCTCTTGCGCGAGCCTTGCCGGGGACTGATTAGCCCGTGGGCAAGCGTGTTCACGCCTGAGATCCTCGACCAGAAGCGCCGCGAGATGGGGCCGATGGCATATGCCAGAGCCTACGAACTCGTTCCGCTGTCCTCCGACCTCCTGATCTTTCGACCGGAATGGACGCGGTACTACCGCTCCGGCACAGTCCCCCTCGGCACGCGCACGGTCGCCGCCATCGACTGGGGCTACGGAAAGAAGCGCCAAGAGCGCGACGACCCCGACTACTCGGTCTGCATCGTTGGGGAGGTTGACCAAGCCCGCAACCTGTACCTCACCGACATCCTCCGCGTCCGTGAGTCCTTCCCCGACTTCGCCCGCATGGCGAAAGACCTTGTCGAGCGCCGAGGCGTGGGCATGGTGCTAGCGGAAGCGAACGGGCCGCAGAAGGGCGTGTTCGACCAGTTTCGCCAAGACTGCCGCCAGCCCACAATCGCCGTGACCCGCACCGCCGACAAGCATTTACGCGCAGCCGCCGCCCAGCCGTTCGTTGAGCAGGGCAAGCTCCTGTTCCCGCAGAACCATGATGGGCAAGTTCACGCCGACTTCCGCTCCACCCTTGACGAAATGCTCGCGTTCCCCGCTGGCAGTCACGACGACACGGTCGATTGCATCGTTGACCTCTGCACCGCAGCGTCGAGCGGGACGGTGGTGACCTCAGGCGGCGCGGTCACCGTGGCGACCGACACGAGCAGGATGTTCGATTCTCGCGCAGTCAAGCGCAGAATGTTCGGTTGAATCGGTACGATGCTTGCGGACTACTCAACAAAGGAACCACATGAGCAAGCAAGACATCGAGAAGCGTTTGGGATTCGCGGCGCAAGGCGTGAAGGCTGAGATGGCCGCCCCAAAAAAGAACGTAGGTTACCTAGCCGTTACTAATTCCGAATACGCCGCCTTGGCGGCTAGTGACGCAGCAGGCAAAAGGATTTCAAGTAACTCGCAGTATCAAATTACCAGCGAAGACCGCGCAATTATGGCAGCAGGTAAAGCAGCCGCGAAGTCCGCGCTGGCACGACACGACGCATGGGACAAGGCTTGGCGCAATGCGCCAAACGATGCCGCTCGCGCAAAGGTTGAAGCTGAAGCGGAAAAAGCCGAATCCGGAATGAAGAAATATCCAGTCACAAGACTTCATTTTGCCCGCACTAGCGCGAAGGCGAAGTTTGCAAAGCCTCAGTTCCGCACGAAAAAACTGCACAACGGATATATAGCCGTAGAGGTAAATCAAGGGAACGGCTGGGAGAGGTACGACACTACGCACGAAGAATCTTGGAACGGAATTGAAGAGTACGAACGCGGATACCAAAAGGCGTATGACCAAGGACTTCGATACAGCGGAGGCTCATGGCGTATTCCTAGCACCACCGCCGCCCGCCCCGGCGCGAAGGCGAAGTTTGAAAAGGAATATGTGCTTTGGGGATTGCCCAAGGGCGAGACTGATCGCCTGCATGAGAAGGTTCTCTCAACGCAAGCCAAGACTCCTGCCCAGATGGAAGATGTCAAGAAGCGTGCAGCGGCAGCAGGTTGGCATTCGTTCCGGGTTCAAATCTTGGATCTGTCTAAGCCATACAAGGGCTTTGCCCGCCCCGGCGCGAAGTCTACGTTTGGTCTTCGGGTTCCTGAATTGGAAACTTTGTATTCGTCGCTAGGCGCAAGTGGGCAAGCCATTACAGACAAGCCATCCGCAAGGAAAGACCGCGCCTTGTTGCTTAAATTGGATGCTGAGTATTCGCAACCAACCGACACGGTGATGGTGGCATTGAATGCCGCAAAACTTTACCGTCAACTTTCCGCAGGTTCAAAAGCAACCCCGCAGGGTCAAAAGTTTCAGCAAAGGCTAGAGATTGCAGGGGGTCACAGATTTGCCCGCCCCGGCGTGAAGGCGAAAGCGTGAGCCAGCGCAAGGCGATCATGCGCCGACTGGGCATCTTCGCCCTGCCGACAAGCAAGCGCAAGCTGACCATCGACCAAGCCGAAGCGGCACTCAAGCGCCTCGGGTATACGCTTGACTTCCGCAGCGGGCAGACCAACCCGCCAACGTGGCAAACCTCCTACGAGGTGAAGCAGCCAAACGGCGTTGTCAAGCGCATGACGGTAGACCAGATCAAAGCCCTTGCATACGAGAAATCCTGATGCCCGACCCGATTAACAACCCGCTCTCGCAACGTCAGTCGATCCCCGGCGCAGGATTGCCACCAACCAAGCGACCGCGCAAGCCGCTGCCGCCTCCGATTGATCGTGGACTGACCGGGCCGCTCGCCATGCCCGTGGAAGTGCAGCGGACGTTCTTCCGCACCGCCAGCCTGATGCTGCGGAACTCCAGCCTCGCCTACCGCCTTGACCCAAACTATCAAGCGATGATGCGTGCGGACGCGGACATTGAGGGCGTGTTGCGCTCCCTGCTCGTCACCCTTGCCGGGTTGGAGTGGAACGTCCTTTCCGACGACGAATCAGAACCCCGCCTCGTCAAGCTCGCCGAGCGCATTGCCGAGATCATCAGCGCAGCCCCGCGCCGTAGCGATATGTTCCGCTCTCTGCACGAAGCCGTCTGGTACGGGTGCAGCGCCGTGAACGTGGTCTACGACCGCGACCCGCGCCTTGGGGTACGCATCCGCGAATGGCTCCCGCTCGCCTCCGATACCCTTGCCTTTGACCAGACCGGGAACGTGGCGATGCGCGTTGGTAGCGCCTACATCAATCAAGCATCCGTCACCGACCTCGGCTTTGACTCGCTCGTCCACCTGTTCGATGACAACGAACGCCGCGCCATTGTCCTGCACCGCGTCTTCACCACCGCGCCTAACTTCATCGACCCGAACAGCGCCGAGACGGTTTACCGTGGCGTAGGTGCGCGAGATGTCTGTTGGTACATCTGGCTCCTGAAGCAGGAAGTCCTACAGAACGCCGCCGCCTATGTGGAGCGGTACGCCCTTGGCATCCGCGTTGGGTACTACCCAGCAGGGAACGATGCCGCCAAGAGCGAGATGATGACCATCTTGCAGAACTTGGTCAATGACAACTCGGTCGTCCTGCCCCGCATTTCGCCGACCGAGTCCATGTACGACATCGACATCAAGGACGCGAACGGTGGCCGCGCTCAGATCTTCATGGAGTTGGTGAACTGGCTCTCAGGCAAACTCAAGGAAGCCATCCTCGGTCAGTCGCTCTCGAGCGAGGCTGGCGGGACGGGTATGGGGTCAGGCGTTGCCGACCTCCACGCCGATACCCTTTCTCGCGTTATCCGCTATCACGCGGATTGCCTCGCGGAGAGCCTGACCACCGACCTCGTTCGCATCATTGCTGGGATGCTCGGAGCCTCCGAAGAGGACGCACGCCGCATTCGGTTCGTCTTTGCCCCGGAGCGTCCGAACCCCAAGGAGCGGCTGGAAGCGATTCAGACGTTCATCCAAATGGGTGGCCGCGTCAGCGAGCGCGAAGTCCGCGACCTCCTTGGTCTGTCCGACCCAGAAGACGGGGAATCCGTCCTCGGCGGTCAAGCCGCTGGCAGCGCGGGCGCATCGAGCAACCCGCTCTCCGCCATGCTTGGGCAGGGCAACGAGAGCGAGGGCGACGAGCCAGCCCCTGAAGCGCCGAAGGTAGCCGCCGTCCGCAAGCGCAAGCGATGACCAAAGCCAACCTCGACAAGCACCTCCGCAAAGTCTTGCGCCAGTCGCAGCAGGCGTACCGCCGAGCGGTTGCGGCTCAGGTCAGGGGCGAAGATGCTCTTGCCGCGTGGGCAGAGTTCCACGAGGCAACTGCGGCGCTCCTGATGGCATCGTGGTTGTTCGGGGCGCGTGACACGGTAGACACCGCCAAGATCCCTGACGGTGCTATCGAAGGAATGCTGGACGATGGGGACGCGGTCAAGTTTGACCGAGACGTACCGATCTCCCTTGAGGGCTTCGGGACGAAATGGATGGCTCCGATCACAGGTTGGTTCAGGAAGCGCGTCCCAATCTCACGCGCCGACTGGGAGCTGCTCATTAAGGCAGCAGCCGCCAGCGCCGGGGACGTGACCGACCACGAGCGCGAAAACGCCCTTCCTGACCTCCGCAAGCAATCCCCGATCCTCGATTCGTTGTTACGCGGTGTTACAAGGGGGCCGCAAGGCGCTATCTCCCGGGTCAAGCGGATCGTTGATACCACCTTCTTCGTCACCGCTATGAACCCCGCTCAGACGCGCATGGTGCAGGAACTGATCGCGCAGGTCATCGAAGAGCGCCCCACCAAGAGCGTGGTCGGCAAGCTCATCAAGACCATGAACCTTGGCGACTTCGTGACCACCGCCCAACTGATGACCGGGACAGGGCTAACGTCCTCCCGCCTTGAAACCGTCCTACGGACAAACACGAACCGCGCCATGACCGAGGGCAGCGCCGAAGTCCTACGCGATGAGCGGGTGCAGGCGTTCGTCCCGCTGGTGCAATTCAGCGCCACCAAAGACCCGCGCACGCGGGACACGCATCGAGCCTTTGACGGCTACGTTGGGACGATGGCAGACTTCGACCGCCTTGGGATTGCCCCGCCGTTGGGGTTCAACTGCTTCCCCGGATGGCAACCCGTTGAAGGAGCGGTCGATATCGGCTTCCGTTCGCTATATCGCGGAGCGTTGGTAAACCTCAATACGCGGTCTGGTCATACTGTCACAGCGACAGCCAACCACCCAATACTCACCAGCCGAGGATGGTTGCCTGCTTATGCTGTCAAGGTTGGCGACAAGATGCTGCGCCGCAGCGGCAACGCCATGAACCCGGCGGAACGATCCGGAAACGACAAGGGCGACCACCTGCCACCCACAGCCCTGCAGGTATTCGACACGCTTGCGGCGAAGGCTGTAGCCGCAACGACTGTCAATGCGAAGACTTCCCGCCATGTGTTCTATGGCGACGCGCTTTCCATGCAGGGCGAAATCGAGGTTGTATGGGCCGACCGCGTGCTGGTGTTCGATACCGTCAACGCCGAGCGCACGGATGGCATCAAGGAGCGGCAGCTCGTCCGGGCTAGTTCGCCGAGAGCGGGACTTGGCACGATTGGTAAGCCATTCAATGCCCTGCGCCCGACCCTTGATAGCAGCCCAAGCGGCTCCGCATTGACGCTTGATAGCGGCAGGATCTTGTTTGATCCGGCTCCATTTCAACAATTCGGACTCCCCTTGCGTGCGGAGATGAACGCCGCGACGCTTGAGCCGCACGTCGATTGCATTGCGAGAAACGCCGACAGATTTGGCGATTTGGTTGGTACTTTCGCCAGCGCGGTAACGCTTGACGATGTCGTCGATGTCGATGTTGTTTCTGATTGGTCTGGCCATGTGTATGACTTCCGTAGTAGCAGCGGCATTCTTCTTGCTGACAGTATAGTCGTAAGCAACTGTCGCTGCGCCATCATCCCCGTCCCCGCCGCCGAGGCGTTGCGCGAGCGTTGGACACGCCCGAACGGGACGATAGACCCAGCCGCTATTGCCAAGCACAACGGAGCGCGTCAACGCCTAGTGGACACGCGTCAAGTTCCTGACCCCGGTTTCGTAAACGCATAAATAAATCGCAATGGAGATCGCTACGATGCACGACATGAGCAACACACGCAAGGAAATCGCCGCCCGTCTTGGATTTGCTGCTGGCAACGGCGCAAAGATAGCGTTTCAGCGTTATGAAATTGGCGATGCGTTCAAGTTTGAAGACAAGATTTATGTAATCAATAGTCATTCAAACGAAATCAACGCGGTGCTTTCTTCTGCTGATTCAAATGCAAAAAAAGCACTAAGCCTTGCGGATTTTGCTCATGCTAAATGGTTGCAATTTGAAGGCAAAGCAAAGTCCACCCGCCCCGGCGCGAAGGTGGCGTTTGCAATTGATGCCCGCGACGAATTGATGATGCGGACGTGGATCAAAAACAACTACCCCAAGGCCGACAACGCCACTTTCAACAAGATGCTGGCGAAGATGACCAAGGAATACGCGAAAGACCCCAAGGGGTACACCTATGGCGGTGGCTTCCGCGCCGTGGCAAAGGCCGCAGGCTTCTCACGGGATGGCGCGAAGTTGGCGTTTGCTGGCGATATTGAAACCAAATTGAGGTCTTTGATTTCACGGTTTGGATTCAAGCCGGACAATATCAGCGCGTCAAGCCGTTTCGGCGTTGCACACGTTGAGTTCATTGACCAAAAGGGCAAGGCAACCGAAATGGTTTCCAAACTCAAGGGAGCAATGAAGCAAATGGGCGTTCCGGAATCGGCAATCACAGCACGCGAGAATCAATATCCCGCAGATCAAGACGGCCCAGCGCAGCACATTGGGATTGTCACCATTGACTTTGGACAAATGAAGTCCTCCCGCCCCGGCACAAAGACCCGCATGACCCGCGAGCAGACCGAGGAGCAGAAGGCAGGGCTGAAGATCATGTCCGCCGCTGACCCAGTTGTCGGCGCGAAGATCGCCAAGCTCATCAAAGAAGGCAAGCCACAAGACCAAGCGGTCGCAATCGCGCTCGACATGAAGCGCAGAGGAGAACTGTAAATGCCCGTAATCAACACCGCCCAAGAGAACTTCCGCAAGGTCACGGTCGCTACCGTCCCTGCAACCTACACCGCAGCGCAGGCCGTCCTGCTCAACGCTGCGCCAACTAGCACAACGGGAACCGCCCTCCTGTGGGACATCAACACGGCATCGGTAAGCGGGACGAACCCTTCGCTCCTGTACGTCATGCCGTTCCTTGTGTCTGCGACCTCCGCGCAGACCACCATTGGTATGCGGCTCCTCGGCTGGCGCAAGTACCTTGATGCTGCTGGCACGAGTTTCTGGTACTTGCCGACCGTCCTCGCGGATTTCACGCTCGGTTTCACAAGCGGAACCGTCCCGAACTACACCATTGACGTGGCGAACACGCGCACGTTCTCCAGCATCACGCAGGTGAGCGGAACCCCTGCCGCCAACCTGTACTCGCCCGCTACGGCGGTGGCCTCCAACGTGGAACCCGCCTACGCGATGGTTGATGTTGCCGGGGCTTCCTACGTCACCGCGCAATTCAAGTCAAGCGGCACGCCAGACATGGGAACCTTCTGGGCTAACCTGTAAATGAATCGAGCAAACCGTCCAAGGATGTCACGGATCAGCGGCTCGTCTCGTGCGAGCAAGCTGATGGGTCGCGCTGGTGACGGCTCGACCCTGTCCCTTGATTTCACGGCGATGGGTGGAACGCTTGACCCGCGCATTACGTTCAGCCGCGCAGACGCTACGGCGTTGGCTTCCTTCATTAACAGCAGCGGCTACGTTACAACCGTTACAAGCGCACAAGATCCCCGGTTTGACTACGACCCGACAACGCTTGTACCCAAGGGGTTGCTGATTGAAGCCCCAGCGACAAATCTGTTGACATACTCGCAAGATTTGACGCAATCGGGATGGTTTGCTTCAAATATAACCGTTGCTACTAGCTCGCTGTTGTCACCAAACAACATAGCGTATTCGTCTGGTATCACCGAAAGCGCAACTACCACTACCCATCTTCTGCAAAAAGGAACAGCAAATACAACCGCTACTTTGTATACGCTTTCGTTTTGGGCCAAATCTGGTCTTAGAACGCAGTTGTACACATCGTGGGACGGTGGTTTATGTATAGCAAAGTGGGATTTGTCTGGGTCAACGTCCCCGGTTGCCGCTGGTGCAAATGTTCCAACATTGACGCAAACCGCGTACCCGCTCGGCTGGTACAAATTGACAGCAACGTATACCGCACAAGCGGGCGGTATATACGCAAATTTTTACACGCAAAACGGTAGCGGCAGTACATACATAGGTACAAGTGCATTCCCCGGAGATTCATCAGCGGTTGCGTTATATATTTGGGGTGTTCAACAAGAAACGGGGCTAGGTTCTTCCTACATTGCCACCACCACCGCAGCCGTCCCCCGCGCAGTTGACACCGCCATCATTGCCGCGGGGTCAAACTTCAGCTCGTGGTACACGGGTGGGACAACGGGTACGTTCGTTGCTAATTGGTACGGCAGCGCGTCAAGCGCGACCGCTCGTTCGGTAATTGCAACGAGCGACGTATTAACCCAGCATTTGCATATGTATCAAACCGCCTCGGCGCTTACCCTGCGGCTGGCAGACTTTGGAGCGATATCGACCGTCACAACGGCAAACAGCCTGACCGCCAACGCGTTGACAAGGGGCGCATTCAGTTACGCCAGTACGGCTACGAGCCTGTGCCTGAACGGTGGGACGGTTGCTACGGGGACGCTGGCGTTTACCGTTGCCCCAACGTGGTTGAGTATTGGCGGCCCGTCCACGAACGGGACGAGCATCACCGACACGACCGTCATGCTCAACAACAGCATTCGCACCATCAAGTATTTCCCAACGCGTTTGTCTAATGCCCAGATTCAGACCCTGACCACCCCATGATCGACCTGAAGCCGACTACCGAGATGGCATCCAATGCTGCCCGTGGCCTTGAGCTGCGGGCAAGGCATGGGCAGAGCGCAAGGACAAAGAACTCGACCGCAAAGAGGAGAAGACCGTGAACGCAAAGACATCTCACACAGTCGCCGAAGACGGCGACAAGGTCATGATTGAGCGCGTCGAACTGTTCATGGCGTTCGACCCAGCCATCGACGACGGCGAGGCCGACCCGGAACTCAAGCGGTTCAACAACAAGCGCCTCAAGGACATCGTCGCTAGTACGCGCAAGCACATGGCTCGCGGCTCGTTCCCTCGCCTCGTCATCATGCACGAGAAGGACGGCAAGGAACCGAAGTCCGCTGTCGGTCGATTCCCCACAATTTCCTACGAAGAACGCGATGGAATTGGGTACATTGTGGGCGACATGGAAGTCAACCGCGATATTTTCGACCGCTTCATTGCCACCAACGCCTTCCCGCGTCGGTCGGCTGAGATTTGGTCAGGATCAAACCATCTATCCGAGGTGGCGTTGCTCGGGCGTGAAACCCCGCGCCGCCCCCTCCCGGACACCCATTTCACCCGCAAGGGCGAGAAGATCACTTGTTCAAAGTCCAACCATGACCTCGTCGGGGCTGGTGGCGGACTCAATACATTCATCCCGACGACTACCAAGGAGGAGGCCAGCATGGCATCCAGCGACGATATGCGCGAGGAGTTGGAGGCCATGAAGTGCGCCATCTCCGAACTCTCGGACATGATGAAGAAGAAGTTCGCGGACGACTCGGACGATAAGGACGAGATGGCTGCGGACGACGATGAGATGAAGGACGAGATGGAAATGGACGAAGAGTCCGAAGGTCAAGTCCACATCGACATCGAGGCAGAAGACGAAGACAGCGACATGGAAGACGAACCAGTCGTCGCCAGCCGTCGCTCGACCTACGCTCTTCGTTCGGAAAACGCTCGCCTCAAGTCGCGGTTCGCCCGTCTTGAAGCCGAGTTGAAGCGCGAGAAGTTTGAGCGCGAAGTGGAGATCATGGAGCAGGAGGGCTACCGCATCCCAGACTCACAGCGCGAGGCGCTTGTCGGTCAGTTGCAGTCCTCCCGTAACCCAGTCGCTCTCCTTGAGTCATGGCGCGACCTGTTCGCACGCGACCCAATCGGAACCAAGATTGATATGAGCCGAGCAGCCCTGCCGCGTGGCATGGACATTGGTGACGTTGGCTCACTCGTCAAGCAATTTGCTGGCAAGCCTGAAGAGTTTGCAAAGGCAATTAACGCCCGGATGAAGGGCTAAAAAAGGACACAACAATGCTTCAATTCTCACCTAATCTCGTTGCCGCTACTGACATCAACCCCTTCCGCATCTGCAAGATGTCGACGACTAACTTCGCTGGTGCGCCAGCGACCGCAGTAACCGACTACGTTGTAGGCGTTTGCGACGGCTCAACCCGTCGATTTGACGCTACCGTTCATGCGGCATCGGCTACCTCTGACCCGATTTCCCTCCAGCCATCGAACTGCGTGCAGATCGAAGCTGGTGCGGCAATCGCTACCGCTGGCATTGGCTTGATCCCAACAACGGGCGGCAAGGCAATCACGGTAACTAGCGGCAATATGCCGATGTTCGTTTCCCTTGAACCTGCCGCCGCTGATGGTGTCATCTTCTGGGCATACCGCCTCCCCGCAACCAAGACACTCGCTTAATTAGCACTCGAAAGGAGGTCATCTAATGGCCTATGTAACAGTCGGAGGCGGTCTAAATACCTACGTCCCCTCCACCAACGCGCTCGCAACTGGCGCTCTCCAAGTTGAGTTCACCCGTGCGGTGAATTCGTTTGCCATCACCCGTTACGCTCAAATCGTTGCCTGCAATCAGCAGACGGGGTATTACCTGCGTCTTAATTCAGACGACAACGTCCGCGTGACCGACACCAACGAATTCGCTTGGCCTCTTGGTAACGACCGCCCGGTCGGCAAGATGAACGAGCATGACTTCGTTACCTTCACGGCTCAACGCTTTGCCTTCCCGTTCTACATTCCGAACGAGACAGTCAAGCAAGCCGCGTGGGACATCGTTGCCCAGCACGCTCGCAGCAAGGCACAGCTCGCTATGACCGCTCGCTCCATGCGAACGGCCACCGCGCTGACTGGCTCCGCAGCCGTGACTTCGTTCACCAACGCAGGTAACTACTACGCAACCGGAACCGCCAACTCTGGCGTTGGTGCGTGGACTGCCTCGACTGGCAACAACATTCAGAAGGGCGTTCAGACCGCTCTTCAGCGCATCTCGCTCGCTACTGGCGGCGCGGTTCGTAGTGAAGACATTTGCATGGTCATTAGTCCGACCATTGCCAATGCGCTTTCCCAGACTGCCGAAGTCCGCGACTACGTGAAGAACTACGCAGCCGGAGCGCTGCCGTTCCTTCAGGGTGGGGATATTTTCTCCCGTTACGGTCTCCCACCGAATCTGTTCGGCGTGTCGGTTGTCGTTGACGACTCCGTCAAGATTACGACCCGCAAGGGCGCAGCCTCGACGACTCGCTCGTTCGTGTACGGCAACTCGGCAATCTTCGTGAGCCGCCCCGGTGGCTTGGTTGGTGTCGAAGGTTCGACCTCGTTCAGCACCTGCCAGATCTTCGCCTTTGAAGATATGACGGTTGAGAACTGGGACGATCCGAAGGATCGCCGTATTGAAGGCCGCGTCATTGACAACAGCACCTCCGAACTGGTTTCCCCAGTCTCAGGCGTGTTGGTTGCTGATGTCACGAGCTGATTCTTCAGCCTCTCAGGATGAGGGTGGTGGGGACTTCGGTTCCCACCCCCCTCTCTAGGCGGAACCTATATGACCGCATACGCCACCTACGCCGATTTGGAAGCCGCGCTCGACGCTCAGATCATTGCACAACTGTGCAGCGACCTCGGCAGTCCTATGCTCGGCTCCAACCCGGTCACGCAGCACGCGCTAGACCGCGCTACGGGGATCGTGCAGGCGTACACGCGTGTAGGCAACATCTACACCGATTTGGATTTGACGACGCTCTCAGCGGCTCGTGACCCCCTGCTGATGACGCTCGTAGTTGACTTGGCGGTTGAGGCGCTCTTTCAGCGCCGCGCCATGAAGATCACCCCAGCCGTTGAGCAGCGCCTGAAGCAGGCGTACTCCATGCTGGAAGCACTCCGGGATGGGAAGATGATATTCGGGGCGGTCGCCAAGGCCGCCGATGCAGGCGTGCCTGCGGTGCAAGCCACCCCATTGCAGACGCTTGCGTGGTACAACGGGGTAAGCAATAGCAGCTTCTTCCGCCCTCGCCTCCCGAACACGATGCCGGGGCGCTGACGTGGAGCCGTGGCGCAAGAGAATCAGCAAGGCACTTGCCAACGAGTCTGTCCGCAACGGCATTGCGGCGGCGATCTCGGCTTACGCCAAGCAGCACATTGCAAAGAGCGAAGGACGCGGCCCGAACGGGGAGACGGTCGCCCTTGCGGCGCTGAAGCCCATGTCGGGCGAGTTCTGGACGACCAAGAAGCCCCGGGAGGGCGAGGTTGCCAGCGCGACCCGTCAAGTCCTCAAGGCGGTCAGCCGTAAGAAGAAGGACGGCTCGGTCGTTGTGAAGAACGTCATGGTGACCGAGTACAAAATGTCCGGGCAGTCCTACCGGAATGGTGGTCAGCCTCTTCGCGACACCGGGAACCTACTGCGGTCGATTGGGGCTAAAGCCGAGCAGACTGGCCCCGCCCGCCTCTCTGTGACGATGTCGGGCGCTATCTACGGCATCTACCATGAGAAGGGCTTCTCAACGGACGGCCCAAACTTCATCCCGCTGACCCGCAAGGGCAAGCGCACCCATGCGACCGGGGCGAACCCCAACACCGAGAACCTGTCCCGAGGCAAGGATTACGTCATGGCGTGGGGTGGCGTAGACGTTCCCGCCCGTCCGTTCCTCGTCCCGACCGCCGTGGAATTTAGTGCCATAGGCAAAACCATTAGAATCGGTCTAGCAAAGATCCTCAAAGGAAAACTCAAGTAATGGCAACCGCAATCTTCGTCGCTGGCCCAACGTCAATCTTCGTCAATGTCGGGGCTGGGTATGTCGAACTCGGGCAGACCGACAACGACAGCCTCCCGCAGGTCACCTATTCGGACAACATCCATGAGATCAAGACCGTTTCGTCGGGTGCGACTCCTGAGGAGATGGTGGTACAAAACACGAGCGCGACGATTACCGTCACGTTGGTTAAGTGGGACGCGGCGGTTCTGACAAGCCTTCAGACGCGCCAGCGCGGGGCGGCGTTCTCCTCGACCGTTGGCCGCTTGCTCGTTGCTGATAGCGGCACGTTTGGGGTCAAGATCGCCCCGGCAACAGTCAACAAGACGGGCTACACCTTTGGGCGTTGCTTCGTGATGGGCGAGGGGTTTGCTCACTCGCAATTCGGTAACGTCGAGCAACGTATGGGTTTGACCTTCCGCGCCATCCCAGACGGTAGCAATTTGCTTGCCGCTTCTTATACTACTTGACATGATCGACCTTTCCCCAGATACCGACCCGCTCTTGTTCCGCATCGAAATCCCGTCCGGCGCGTTGGTAGTTCAATGGAACGAGGCGCTCGCCGCATTGAGCGGAAAGCAAGACGGGCAACCGCAAGTCGCGGATGTCGCAGCAGCCTTACGAAAAGTAGCACGCTCGCCCGAAGTAGCTGCTAACGCGTCGGACGAGATCCTCTTTGCAGTCTTTGCGCGTATGGGTCAGGCGGTAGAGCAGGCGGGAAAATAGCAAGGGGAGTATCCCTATTCGTTGCGACATACGGACGGCTCCCCTCGGAATTTGACGAGAACACAGCAATGGGACTAGCGCAGAACATCCCCATGATTGAAGCGCGACAGTCCCTCGTATTCGCGCAAGGCATTGCTGTTGCGTTTGGATCGCCCGAGCTGACCGAGCACACCATTCGCCTTGCTACGGGTGACGCATCCCTTGCCTTCAAGACGCGTATGCAAATTCAACACAGCAAGGCGGTAGAGCAACGATGACCGTGCAAGGTAACGCTGGAATTTGGCTTGCGCTGCGTGACGAAATCCGTAATTGGATGTCCGCGAACAACTACGGGGATGCCGTGTATGTGGCGGAGAAGCCCGGAGACGAGATGCTTGCCCAGTATGCGGTACAGATCGTCCCGAGCGGCGACGCTGCCCTGCACCCTCGTAGCGGCGTTGGGCTGCTTGAGTCAACGATCCAGATCACGGTCTGGTGGCGCGGCCTGCTCGACAATACCAACCGGGCTACCGAGCGCATTGCCGGGGGTGAAGGTATTGAGCAATTCATCGACGGGCTACGCACGCTTCTGATCCAGAACACGCTTGGTGGTCGGCTGACCATCCCGCTCACATGGCGCAGCGGTGGGCAGATCGAGGCGGTAGACGAGGCGGTCGGTTGGATGCGTGGAACCGAGACTTTCCTGTGCGCGTTTGAGATGACATGGGAGGTTCAATAATGCAAGACCTAGGCAAGATCACCATCGACATCAACGAGGGCGGCGGTTCGTCTGCGGGCGGCGCTGCGGCTGGTGGCGGATCATCGGGAGCCGGAGCAGTCAAGTCCATTCTTGGGCAAGGCATGAACAAGGCACTTGATTCCGCTGGCAAGGCAGTAGACGGAGCGATTGGGATGGTAGGGAAAGCATTGGCTGGCATTAGTATGGCTATTGGGGTAGCCGCTGCCGCGTTTGGGGTATTGATTTCGGCGGTGAAGGCGGTTGCCGATGCCCTTCTGTCCCTGCACAAGTTCATCATGGAGATGGCTGGCGAAATCCGCGAATACAGCCCGGGCATTCAGATGGCAGAGATGGGGAATGAAATCACCATGATGATGACCAAGTTCCGGCTTGGCAGTCAGTATGGCGGAAGCATCGGGTCGCAGATCAAGGAAGCGGGTCGGGTTGACCGGGCTACGCTTGAGATCAAGACGGTGCTTGCTTCTATGGGTTCGGTATTCCTTCGCCCCATCACCAAACTACTAGGGGACATCTTGGAAAGCATTGTTCGCAGTTTGCCCAAGATCATTAACGTCATGGCTGCGTTTGCGAAATACATGGCCGAAGCGTCAAAGTATGCAACCTATGGCGGCGCATCACGCGAAGCCGCTCGTAAGTTTATTCCCGCTGGCGGTCTTGATTTGTTTGATTGGGCAATGCCAGAGTCTCCGATTGTCAAGTTGTGGCGAGACATTGAAAGGGAGCTTCGCTCTCTCAACCGCAAGACCCCAGACCCTAATAATTACAGGGCGCTAAATGCTCCGTTCCTTGCAGACCTAGCCCTCATGGGAGCGAAAGTTTAATCATGCCAACCCACCTGACGGTTATTTATGACACAGAAATTTACCGAATTGATAATGTCAACATTTCTTCCTACGAATGGCGACCTATCTACGCTGAAGATGGTTTCACGCTTATTCGTTATGAAATACACGTTTCCGGTAGTGGTTTAATTTCGGACGGATTAAACACATACGTTAAATTGCAAGACTTGAATATTGGCGTTGTTGGCCGCGTCACAGGTGTAAATCTTTTCGTTAGCACACCAGAGGGCGACCAAGATTTATTTTCCGTCATTTACCCAGACGCTTTGCGCGGCCCGCTTGTAACTATAAACGTCACGGAAATCAGCGGCATACGGGCAGCAGTTTGCAATTTTACCGTTATGGCGGCGATTGCATATCCCGGCAACATTGGCGACTTCAATGTTCCCTACCCAATTACCTCGCACCGTTGGACTTCGCGGTTCTCGTTAGATGCGGCTGGTCATATCACGCGAACGGTGTCTGGCACGCTGGTAGTAAACCTTGGCGCAACGGCAACCGGACACAGCGCAGCTCTCAATGGAACCGTTGGGCAGGTCATAACTAGAGCGCCGTGGGCGGATTTGTTCCGCCGCGCCATTCTCCCAGTTATGACTATGGAAGGGAATTGGCGGCGCGACTCGCAGACCTTTGCCTACAACGAAACAGGCAACACCCTCATCTACGAAATCACCGACTCCAACGCTCGCACGGCATTGCCGGATAGCGCGTTTACCGGGTCGGCTGATTTCACCTACGAGCGCAATGCGTCTGCCCTTACATATGCAACGCTGAAATTCAACTGCGACCTTGAAGGCGATGTCACCGGGGACGTGCGACACATGATTTGGTCGGCGGTTGTGCTGGCGCAATCCCGCATCAATTTTGTGCGCTGCAAGATCATGCGGCTAGTGGTGACTGAGCAGGATATGTTCAAGAAGGCCAAGATCAGGTTTGAACTTGAAGCCCTTTCCCCAGCCGTTGGTACGGACATCGTGGGCGTTGTAAACGGGTCTGTTCCGCTTGCTCAGTACATCGGCAAGTTCTTCACGGTTGGCAGATCATGCCCGACCTACTCAGATCCATACGGGCCATATAAGGGCGTGGCTGGTGTTCCGCATTGGTACGGAAACGGCACAAGCGCCAAGCTGAATTCAGGCCAGCCGCAGACCATAGCGGTGTCGTCTTGTATCGCAGTCATTACCGACTATTGCAGCCCCGGTACGCCGACCATCTCTATCAGTATTCCGGACACAGAACTTGCGACCGCCAACGCAACTATGTCTACCGGGCCGTTTGAGACACCCATTGCACAGTATGACAATCAAGGGGTTGTCACCTCTGTTGACCAAGCGATCACCTCTACCAAGGTGAACACCAACACGCGGATGCACCGACTGCAAACGCTCTACACCGAAGGCTCCGACTTTGTCTTCCAGACGGGCAAGGCGGTGGTCACGGTTGAAGAGACAACCATCGTCAAGCGGACGAACATCCCTCCCGTCCGCACCTTCCGACCAATCCCGAGCGGGTTCGTGGTTGTAACCGATGACTGGAAGGTCAATTTCGGCGAAGTCGATCAGGGTGGAAACCGGACATTCATCGGGGTCTACACCCGCACGCTTGAGTCGTATGACGGTGGCGGGGCAACGAGCAACGGCTATTCAACCGTGGCAGGTCGTCGGCAATGGTGGCCGACAGGCGCAAGCCCCAGCGTTGCGGCTCCGCTCACACTTGGATACGACCCTGACGTGCAGACCCCGGGCGCATCGGTTCTCGCGCTCGGTAGTGACGCGCAGGCCTATCAACTTGGAACGCCACAGGATTACGCGTAATGGGCGTACAGGCGTACATCACTTCTGGCGTGGACATCATCCCTGTCCTCTTGCCTGATGCTGTGATGCAGGACACGGCGCGGCAGATTGGCATCCCCGAGGCTGACTTGTTCCGGGTAGATGTTCCGGTCGGGATGACGCAGCACACTCGCGTCAGCGTCCTGATTGCCTCAACGCAGCTCACGGAACTCTACGCCGAGACAACCGTCTCCCTGACCCTTGAGGATTCAAGCGGGTTGTCGGTGGTCATCAGCGGCTTGTACGCCCGCCCTCCACAGCCGTTCTACTGGACACAGCAAGGCGGAGCGGTGCTAGTGGAATTCGTGGACGAGCGTTGGTACTGGCAATTCTCATCGGCGGCCGTTCTTGGTATTGCCCTTGCCCCAACGTGGTCGTCGGACGGTCGTTGGCAGGTCAATGACGCGACTGCTCCGACTCCGATTACGACCTACACCGAACTCCTTGCACAAGTCAGCACGGCGGCAAGCGCCGACAACCTAACTGCCCCGGTTGGGTTTACGGTGCGAAGCCCGGAGTACATGAGGCGATTGAGCGACCTTTACGGCTCGCCAAACGTCAGCCTTGCTACGGTTCTTGATGCGATTGCGGTGGCGAATCAGCAGGTCATCATTAGCGACGGCACAGCTACGCGGTTCATTAGCCGCAGCAATCTGAAGGGACAATACAACCTCAAGATGAGCGGCTACAAGACGGCGATGCGGGGAGGGATGCAGCCCGTCAACGGCCCAGCAGCCAGTACCGACGCGCTAGTCACCCTTTACAACGCGAATGGGTTTAATGCCCGCGCCCCGCTCACTTGTAGCGTGGTGTTTCCTCAGCGCATGGTCGAGGGCTTGACGTACTACGACAATTGCACCATTGCCAACGTCCCCGCTACCGGGCAAAGTTTCACGACAAGCCAAGTCTATGCGGCAGGCTCGGCGGCTACCTTCTCCCGCGCCCCGAACGACATCGGAGCGGCCTACATCACGGACGCGTCAATTGTGGTGCAGGACAATACCGGGGCGGTCTTAACGACTAGCCCGGGCTGGAACCCGACCACCCTCTCTACCAAGATGCGGGACGATTACGCCGACCGCAACAGCAACATTCCTTTTGGGCGCACCGTTTGGGCTGGGTGGATTCCTTGGTACACCTCAGTTTCTTCTAATATCGGGCAGCTAGGCAACGTCTCCTACCGCCTTGCGGTCATTGATGGGGAGTGGTCGCCCTACACCATCACCTCGGCGGACGAAACCGACTGGCGCTTCGGGTTGCAGGGAACGAGCTGGAGCGAGCCGAGGGACATTGTCACCGTCAAAGGCAACGCGCAGGCGTACCGGAATTGCGTTGGGGCGACCATCATTGACGTACCGCCGCCGATGTGCCGCTCATTCCCGGCAAAGATCACGGGTAGCGAGTATTACGGCAACTGGCGCTGGGCGTATTCGTTCGTGGAAGTCGAGCCAAACCCGACCGTTGGCGCTACCCCAAGTGTCTCCATCGGGGCATACGCCCGCACGGCAGCGGGCGCACTTGTTGCCCGCAACATGGCCGAGAACGGGAACACCAGCGGCTCCCGCGTTGCTCCCGGGGTGCTTCAGTCGCACTACAGCAACGCAACAATTGAGGCGCTCCCGATCTGCACCGACACCATCGTTCACATGGTCGAGCAGTTCCCAACGCATACCAGCCAAGGAATGCCAACTCCACCCTACGAACCGCAATATTGGTTCTCAATGCCGAACGCGGTTAAGGTAACTTGCGTCCAGCAACAGTAGGTCGAACCAAGTAAGGAGCGGAAATGAATCAGCGGTGGAACATCATCTTCTCAAGGGGCGGCGAATACCAAGAGACGGTCAGCGTAGGAACGTGGCCGAACACCTACCCCGCCCTCAGTACGGCTACCGAGTGGCGCTTGACCGTCTCGCAGCCTGACGTGGCTGGCTTCCTTGTCGCTTCAAGCCTTACAGGGTCGCCGCCCATGATTACCCTCAACGTAGCCAAGACGACCGGGACAATCATCGTCCCAGCCGCTACGACTGCCACTATGCCCCTTGGCAGCGCCCGGTATGACCTCGACATCTTCTTCCCTTCCAGCGTCACTAAGCGGCTTATCTCGCTCGGCGCTGCCCAAGTAAACACCAAAGCAGGAGCAGTCTAATGGCTGACGTAGTCATCAATGTAGGGGCGGTATCCGCCATCACCGCAGGCACAGGCTTGACCGGGGGAACGATCACCGGGACGGGAACCATTGCCGCAGACTTTGGTACGACCGCTGGCACGATCTGCCAAGGCAACGATGCACGGCTTACAGCCCCAGTTGCTCCACTCGCTCACGCTAGCACCCACACAGCGGCCGGGTCTGACCCCCTCACGCTGTCGCAATCGCAGATCACAAGCCTTAGCACCGACCTTGCTGCCAAAGTGGCTACTACGCGGCAGGTAATCGCTGGGACGGGCATGGGTGGCGGTGGCGCTCTTTCGGCTGATGTCACGCTGAACGTCTCCTACGGCTCGTCAGGTACGACCGCGTGCGTAGGTAACGATGCGCGACTGAGCAACGACCGCACCCCATCAACGCACGCTAGTACGCACGCAACCGGGGGTACGGATGTCCTCACTCTTGGACAGGCGCAGATTACTGGGCTAGTCACGGCCTTGTCTAACAAGGCGCTCGGCGCTACGGTTATGACTGCTGGCACAGGTTTGACCGGAGGCGGCGACTTGTCTGCCGGACGCACGTTTGCCGTTGCCTATGGCACGACAAGCACTACGGCGACTGTAGGCAACGATGCACGGCTTTCGTTCCTTGCTGCTGGAACAGGCGCAACATCACGCACCTTGCAGAACAAGCTGCGCGACGTGGTCAGCGTGAAAGACTTCGGGGCGGTTGGTGATGGCGCAACGGACGACCGCGTAGCCATTCAGGCGGCAATTAATTCAGCCATGACGCTAGGAAATGCTGTGTATTTCCCTGCTGGGGTATATGTGATGTCAACGATGGGGGACACAATAAACGGCGCTCAGATATTTGGGGTTCTTACCAATGACGTATCTCTTGTTGGTGATGGGGCAACAATTAAATGCACATCAAGCACCCAAGTCGCGTTTATGTTCTGCTTTTATTCTGGCAGTTACAACATAAATTTAGAAGGACTGCGATTTGATGCAAATCAAAAGGCTCAGGTTTGCTTTAAGAAAATAGAAACAGTTCAAGGCGGATCGTCTGTTTATGTTAACAATTGCGAGTTTTCAAATTCATGGCGAACTTTGCTTGGAGCTCCGGCGTCTCCATATAGTCCCATTTGGTTTTCCAATGGTGGACTCCAGTTGTTTGGTGGATTCAAGTTTGTTAGTGTTACGGCTTCAAAGTTCTTGAATCACGATAGACAGGTTGGCTCAAACAATCCCGCCACTACAGGCATGGTGATTGCGGAAGATTTAGGGAGCCTTACTTACCCACAAAATACAAATATTAGTGGCAACTTGTTTGACACTATTACAAACAACGAAACAACAAGTGCAACCCTAAACATCAATTGCGACGGGTTAGTTGTGTTTGGTGGGTTGACATATGGGTCGACATACATTCCTTCATCGGCAACAATTACAAACAATCAATTTGTAAATTGCAAGGGTCGAGCAGTTAAGGTGCAAGCCGATGAGTCCATTATTACAAACAACGTAATTAGATTTGCAAGTCTTGCAATCTATGGTGGTTTCGTTTTAATAAATCCACAAATAACTTCGGGCGTGGTGTCTCAAAACATCTTTCACTTTGACGTTGGGCCGGGTGGGGTGAACCCGTTTGACACATCAGGAACAGGCGCAAGTGGAACTACTGGAGGTCGATGCGTGCTTTTCTATGAGGGAGTGGTAAGCACCAGACCTCGAATGTTTACCGTAGACGGAAACATGGTTTTCAACAATGTTCCTGAAGCCACAGGAGTTCTGTACAGTTTTTCCGAAGATTCAGAAGCAACAGAATCGACTTACCCTCTTTTTGGGTCAATCACCAACAACAAAATTACTGGCCCAATGAAGATATTTGCCCGGATCACAACGAGGTCGGGCGGTTCTTCTGGAGTGTGTTCGCATGACATTAGTGGGAACATGGTTTCAAAACTTGTGAGCGCTTTCCTTGCTAGTAGTACAAGTTCAAATTTTGAGATAAACAGATTAAGCGTAAACAGTAATACAAACGCAGGAACAGCCGTTCCGCAATTTGTCAACACTTCTGATTACACCACCATTATGGTGTCCAATACATCAGCGCTTCGCAATTACAACATTGGATTAGCGGCAGACTTGGCATTCATAAACAACGCTGGGCAATCTTTCTTGCCGCGTATTGGGTCTATTGTTGACCCTGATTCAAGTTTCGGCGG